GGCTTCGGCCGTCCGCTGCTGCCGCCATTCCTGCAGGTAGTAGGTCCGCGCCATGTTCACCGTCAGCCGGTAGATCCACGTCGCCGGCTTCGATTCGTTCCGGAACCCGGACAGCCCCTGGCAGATCCGCATTCCCACGCTTTGCACGATGTCCTGGACGTGATCGCTGGTTTGGGCGTGCCGACGCGCCACCGCTTCGATGAATGCCTGATGCTCGATGAAGACTTCTTCCACCCGCCGCGCTTCGTCAGGTGTCAGTTCCGGCCGTTGTGCCATCGTGGGTTCTGGGACCGCTGAACAGGGGTGAACGGGCCGCCGGCCATGGCACCACGCCACGGCCGGCCCAGTGTTGGCCCGCTGCCTACTTCTTGCCGGCCTTCTTCGCCGCGCCGGCCGCCGTCTTCTCGCGTCGGTCGGCTTCCTTCTTCCCGCCTTCGCGCAGGTAGCCGCGCCGATACTGGTGGTCCGCCGTCTGCGGGTAGCCGGTGACCGCCGTGATCGGCAGCGCCAGGTCTTCCGGCAGGGGCAGCCGGATCAGTTCCTTCGTCTTCGGATCCTTGGCGAACGCGCTGAAGATCCGCGCCAGCGTTTCTTCCGTGTCCTGGTCCATCGGGTAGTCCGGATCGTCGTAGTGCTTCAGCTTCACCCCGCCGGCCGTGACGATGGTGACCGACGCCGGCACGCGGGTCAGCCGGTTCGCCGGCTCACAGCGCCACTTCAGCAGTTCGCGTGGCGTCCGCTCCACCGTCGGGTCCACGTTGAACCGCCGGCAGGCGTCCAGCAGCAGTTCCTTCTGATCCGGGCTGGGGTCCACCGCGCCGTTATCGCAGGGCACCAGCGTGGCCGTGTCCGGTGCGTCGTGTTCCTCCGTCATCGGCACCACCGGTTCCACGACACCGTGCGCCCGGTAGTAGTCCAGGCCGGCCGATGGCTGCTCACGGTAGCCGTCGGGTGGATACGTCGCCGGGTCGTAGCCCGCCTTCACGTAGGCTTCGATGGTCGGCCCGGCCGGCAGCTGCTGCGCCGGCTGCGTCAGGTCGGCCGCCGCCGCCGGCTGCTTCCCCTGTTCGGGCTGTTCGTCACCCGGATCCCCGGCCTTCTCGATGTGGCCACCGTCGGTGCCCGCGCCGGCTGTCTCGCCGCTGCCGGCCGCCGGCTGTTCGGCCGCTGCTGGTTTGTTCTTGTCCTTGTTCTCGGTCCCGCCGCTGTTGTTCTGTCCGCGTGCCATGGTCGTTTCCCCTTCTGGTTGTCAGTCCACGATTGACTTGCCGGCCGGTGCCTGGTGCGCCTTCCCATGCTTGTCGATCACCAGGTTGTCCTGGATTTCAGCCAGCCGTTCTTCCTGCAGCTTCTGTTCGCGCCGCAGCCGCGCCTTCTTCTTGGCCGGTGTTTCGTCGGTCACTTCCGCCACTCCATCGCCTTGAACAGATCATCGAAGGCCGCCCGGATCGGTGCGAAGTCTTCGTCCGACCACTGCCATGGGTAGTCCCAGCTGCCTGGCACTGGGGCTTCCGCCCGCGTGGTGGAATGCGGATTGTAGGGCGATGCGCCTGACACCGGCCCGGTGGTGGATGCCGCTTGCATGTTCCGCAGGGCCTTCAGCGCCGCCGGGTTGCCAGATGCTTCGGCCATATATTGGGCATAGGCCCGTGCGAATGCTTCTTTTGACCGCAGCAGGTAGTTCACGAAGGTCCGATTGACGCCGGCCGGCACAATGCCATCGCCTAGGTGTAGGCCGGTCCCAGGTAGTTCCGCCTGGTTCCATGTCACCAGCGTCTGGATGGACTTGCTGGCCTTGATGGCCGACATTAGCTTCCCGAAGGCCACCCGCTGTTCACTGGTCGCCAGCGCCATGCTTTCCGTCGCAAAACTGCCGCCGATGGTGCCGAACCCCTTGTGATCCAGGAAGTGGCCGACTTCGTGCCAGACCGTCATAAACGGGTTGGCTTTCAGCAGCTTCGCCGTGAACCCCAGTTCCGTGTTGTGGGCGTAATACGCTGCGGCTTTTGACCGCCACTTCGGCCGCGCCGGCACCGCCGGCAGCGTCGGCAGCTGTCCATCGCCGTGCACCTTGTCGATTTCAGCCAGGGCCTTCGCCACCAGGTCCAGCCCAGCCTGCACCTTGATGGCCGCCGATACCGGTGTCCCTGTCGGCCCGCTGGCCTGTTCCGGTGCCACCGGCTGGGGCAGGTGGTCTGCCGCCGTCGGGATCTTCACCTTCGGCACCTTCACCTTCGGCTTCACCATCTTCGCCACCTTCGGGGCCGGCAAGGGGGCCGGCTTGGGGGCCGCTGGTGGGGTCAGACCGGTCAGGGCCGTCTGCACCTTGGCTGCTGTGAAGGCTGCGAACTGGGCAGGGTCGAAGTCCACGAACGAATTGCACCGACACATGATCGTCGCGCCGGCCGCCACCTTCCCGGCCGGTGTCGCGTCCGGGTCGATGGGGTAGCGCAGCAGCGCCGTCCCGATCAGCTTCGGTTCTTGGCCCTTCCGTTCGGTGTGGACGTTGATGCTGAACCGGCTGTCGATCTTGATGCCTTGGCCGCGTGCGTAGGTCTGCGCCGCCTGAACATGCCCCAGGCGTGTCCGGTTGTCCTTCGACGCCCGCCAGCCCTTCCGGATGAATGGGAAGTCCTTGGCCAGCGCCACCAGTCGGTCGAACGTGGACTGGTTGAACACCCGCCCCATTTCCGTCCGGATGATGCGTTCGGCCTTGAACTGCGCCGCTCCGAATCCCTGGCCGCTGATCTTGTCGCGTAGCCGCTGGATTTCTTCGAACCGGTTGTCCCCGCCCAGCGCCACCCGCCGCACCGACACCTTCACGTCGGTGGCGAACTGCTGCATGGGGGCCGTCAGCAGATCCACGGTGTTCCCGAAGGCCGCCTGGATCAGCACGCTGTCGATGCCTGGCAGCGCCCGGTGAATCTGCAGCTGCGCCGCGTGCAGGGGGTCGGTCGCATGGTCCGCGCCGACTTCTGCCATCTTCTCGTAGCTGGCCTGGGCCAAGGTCGCCAGGTCGGCTGTCGCATTGGCGATCAGCCGGTCCACGTCGCCCAGCAGGGTCTGTAGGTGGAACCGCCTGAAGTCCGTCAGGCCGCCGTCACCACTCAGCAGTCGCTGCTGCAGGCCGGTCTGTAGGTTCTTCAGCCTGGTCAGCAGCTGCTGGACGGTTTCCCGTTCGGCCTTGTTCCGGTCGGTCAGGGTGTCGATGCCGGCCCGGTTCGCCCGCTGCATCCGCCGGGCTGTGCTGTCGCCGCCGGCTTCCAGCAGTGGGTCGGGCGGATCGTAGACCAGCGCCGGGTGCATGGCTCAGTCTGCGTTCGCGTCGGCCGGCACGGGCGGGTTCGTCTTGCCCTTCTGCCGCAGTGCCAGCGCCGCCTGCAGCAGATCCTGGGCGTTCTGCTGGTCGTCGCCTTCTTCTTCGATTTCCTGCGCGATGGCCTGGGGGTCCGCGTCGATCCCCAGCTGCTTGATCATCGCCGCGATCACCCGAATGGCCAGCTTCTTCGACACCGTGCGGTTCGACAGGCTGGTGTCCATGGCCGTGACCACCGACGCCATGATGGTGCCCACCCTGGCGATGTCCTTGGCCGCGATTTCCGGCATCGTGATCTTGTAGACCGGGTTCGCCCCTTGGAACAGCGCCGGGTTCGCGCTGGTCGTCTGCTCGATGGCGTAGCGGACCATCAGATCCAGCAGGCCGGCGAATTCCTTTTGCCGGGCCGCCGGGGTCTTCATCATCACGTCGTTCTGGCCTTCGATGGTTGACCGGTTGCTGTCGATGTCCCCGAAGTAGCTGATCGGGAACCCCATGCTGCCGGCGATGTGCACCCGCAGCAGCCGCGCCACTTCTGATCGGTCCTGGGCCTTCAGGTCCGGGGTCCGTGCTTCCAGCTTTTCCTTTTCGTTGTGCCCGAAGACCACGCCGGCCTTCAGCTTCGGCAGCTTCCGCAGCTTGTCCTGGATGGCCTTGTCGTCGGCGAACGAACTGATCAGCTGCACCCGTTCGACTTCCGCGAACATGAACTGGTCATACAGGTCCAGCCAGTCGGCCAGGGGCATCAGGTCCGGCCGGCCGCGCATGGAGTTCGGCAGCGCGTTGATCCGGTGGAAGAACACGTCCCCTTCCAGCCGGCCGGTCACTGGGTTTTCCCTGATGATCTTCAGCCGCTGTTCGTCGCTGGTCGTCGTGCCCTTCAGCACCATCGTGTCCAGCACCAGCACGTTGTCCGGGGTCGGAATGATCTGCTTGATCTGTGCGCTGTCGATGTAGCCGATCACCGGCAGCCCGCTGATGGTGTTCACCGCCACCGGGAAGGCCAGTTC